GTGCTCCTTGAGCACCAGTAGCACCTGTGGAACCTTGAGCACCTTGAGCACCTGTAGAACCTGTTGCACCCTGTGCACCTGTTGCTCCTGTACTTCCTTGTGCTCCAGTAGAACCTGTTGCACCCTGTGCTCCAGTTGCTCCAGTAGAACCTTGAGCACCTGTTGAACCTATACTACCTTGAGTTCCTTGAGCACCAGTAGCACCTTGAGCACCTGTAGATCCTTGAGCACCAGATCCAGTGGCACCTTGAGCACCTGTAGATCCTTGAGCACCAGCGGTTCCTTGAGCACCAGCGGTTCCTTGAGCACCAGATCCAGTGGCACCTTGAGCACCTTGAGCACCAGTAGTACCTGTGGAACCTTGAACACCTTGTGCTCCAGGGTCTGGTATTCGTTGCCAGGCAGTCCCATTCCATTGCCACCTACGCCCATTGGCGACATAATAATCGTTTAAACTAGGGCTGGATGGAAAATCTAGCGCCATTTATTACAAACTTTTTGATTATTTATTCTAGATTATAAGTACCGAATAATTTGAGTAGCAGAAGCATCTGATATTGAAAGTGATGATGTGCTTGATGATCCAAGTGTTCCAAAGGATAGACTTGGTGTTGAAGATGTAATAGTTGGAGTAGAATCAGTTGTTGTATAAGATGCTAACGTAAATCCACCATACGTTCCAGTAAAAGAACCATCTATTGGAAGTTTTGCTACCATATGATCCCAATTTCCAGCAGTAGACTGATTCATACCAACAAAGTAAATACTATTTCTAACAACATAAAGATGGTGAGAATTACTTTGTACAAAATTAGTTGAATGGGATATAGATCTCTTCCAAGAAATGTTTCCATTGGATTGGTTATATTTAAAAAGAAAAGACCTGAGAACAACTGATGGACTTGTTTGTAGAAGAGATCCTCCAACGTAAAGATTGCCATCATCATCCAAAGTCATTGCTGTAGCATAGATTCTACTTTCAGAGCTATGCTTAATCTGCCATTGAATTACGCCAGAAGAATTTGTTTTCAATACATATCCATCATTATTACTATCAATAGCACCCACAAATATATTTCCACTACTATCAACACATAATCCTCTAATTCCACTATTGGAAAGTATTGTAGAAAACTGTACCGTCTTTTGAAGAGTTCCCGATGAATTGAAATGAGAAACATTATTACCAAATCCAACATAAACATCATCAGTTGTTCTATCTACAAAAACAACCATTCCAGAGTAACCAGTACCTGATGTTTTAGTCCACTGTAAAGTTCCTGAAGAATTATATTTTACAAGATACATTTGTTCATTACCGGCAGTTGCTGGAGAATTGACGTATCCAGTCCAATAAACATTTCCACTTGAATCACATCTTAAATCATAAGCTACATTATTAGCATATCCTGTTGTAATTTGTCTTTGCCATTGAATTGCTCCAGTCGAAGAGCTTAATTGCATTGTCCAGAACGGTTTGTATAATTCCGATGACTGAGCACCAAAGATGTAAATATTACCACTAGAATCAATATCTATTCCAAGACCATATTCATAATTACCAGCACCAATATATTTTTGCCAAACAATCGCACCATATTCATTTATTTTATAGATAAACCAATCATCATGTCCACCACTTCCCCTATTTGTATCACCAAAACCATAGTAATGTCCATCATAATATACACCAGCAGTACCTCTCTCAAGACTACTATAACCAACACTACTTATCCAATACGAAGAATCTGGATTAACTCCAGGTCCAGCATCATAAACTTCTGTAATTTGAGTAGAATTTAAAAGTGTTGCCCACGCTGCCGATTTATAGTATTTTCCACTAAAGGCACCATCACCATAAACATCAGCACTTACACCATATCCAGTTCTAGATCCTACTGGAGTATTGACAGATTCAGTCTCAGTATAATTATCTTCAAAGGTTCCATTCACATATAAACTAATTACACCAGAAGAATTGAATGTTATAGTTATATTATACAGAACTGAAGTTGAAAAAGTATAGTCAAATGTATGTTCTTCTTGCCATCCTGCTGTATAATCATAACTAGTGTATACAAGTTTTCCAGAAACAAAATAAAATCCAACATATCTTTGACCAGAACTTGGAATTGTATCTACTCCCATTAAAGCTTGTTTTGCAATATTATTGTGTTCATAAGTAACCCAAAATGTAAATGTCATACTACTATTTGGCCAATTCATTTGGTTTTTAGCGCCAATTGCTGGACCAACAAAACCAGCAAGAACTCCAGAAGTATCAGGATTCCAATTATTATTCACAGACATATCCAAATATTCTCCATTAGAATTACTGGATAAAGTTGGATAATAATTATATGGAGTTTCAGTTTGACCAAACCTAGAACCATTACGATTACTAGATCCTGCATTTACAGCAAAGGGATGTCCAGGTGCAAGACTTTGTAAAATATTTCCATTAGGTCTGTTATATATCCCATACACACTACTAATATTATAATAATAAATACAATTCTCCAACGACGGAAGATCATTCAGTTGAGTATTAAATATTGTATATTGTTGTGGATGACCCATTATACAAGACCAGCTCCACTAATGAAAAAAGTATCGGAAGATACGCAAATTACCGTAGCAATTCCTCTTTGAATTAAAGATTTATTTCCTGTAGTAGAAGTTCCTGCAGTGTACATAGTAACACCAGATCCTTGAACTATTGATCTGGTTGCATTTGTGTTATTTACTATGGTTACAGTATCTCCAGCAGAAAATACTCCAGATGGAACGGTGATACTAATTGCTGCAGTAATTGAAATAATTTTACTATTATCTGATGCTACTAATGTATAATTTGAAGACTTTTCATTAAGAGTTAGAGTTCCAGGTGAACCCTGTACACCTTGAGCACCTTGAGCACCAGTAGCACCTACAGCACCCTGAGCACCAGTAGCACCTTGAGCACCTATAGTACCTTGAGATCCTGATGCACCTGCAGCACCCTGAGCACCAGTAGCACCTACAGCACCCTGAGCACCAGTAGCACCAGTAGCACCTTGAGCACCAGCGGTTCCTTGTGCTCCTACTGAACCTTGTGCGCCAGTAGCACCTGTGGAACCTTGAGCACCAGTAGCACCTGTGGAACCTTGAGCACCTTGAGCCCCTACAGCACCTTGAGCACCAGCGGTCCCTTGAGCACCTTGAGCACCAGTAGCACCTGTGGAACCTTGAGCACCTTGTGCTCCAGGATCACCAAGTCTTACCCAAGCAGTTCCATTCCAACGCCAAGTAGCACCATTAGCGTTATACTCATCATTTAAAGTAGGACTAGCAGGAAAATTTAATGCAGCCATTATCTACGGTTTTTAGATATTTATTCTTAGCATGTAATTAGAAATGCAACATTAAATCTGTAACTTTTTTGCCAACCAATCACTTTAGTTAATATTAATTAAGATTTTTATCATCAACAATAAACTACCATTTCCCAACAGGACACGAAGAATTGCTAAGTCTTACCTTAATCGGCATAAAACACCCACACTTCTTACACTGTCTAGTTGGTTTGAAGAAATGTTCGCACTGTAAGCAAAGTTTCATTCTATCAACAGCTAACTGAATTTTTTCATTCATTTTTCAATTGCTCCTCTGCAAGTTCTACGATTAAATCATCATTTTCAAAAATTAAACTTTCTATTGCATCTTCAACAGTAATACTATTTGTTACGACATATTCCTCAATTTTCTTATCCAACTCTTCTTTCAATCTATAATCATCATTTTTCTTGATAAAGTAATCTGCCATTACATATGATATGATAATTTGGTCTTTGTGAAAATTTGGTAGTGGTAAACCGCCATATAATTCAGTTGTAATTGGTGTTAAATCTACATCTGGAACATTATCACTAGTTGATGCTTGAGTTTGAATAGATTTTTCAAAAATTGTATTTGGCAATACAGAATTTTCCTTTCTAGTAGATTGCCTTTCTAAATCTACAGAAACATTCGAATTAATCAAAGTTTGTGGGTCTGGTATAAATTCTGGATCATAATAAGATACTGCGTCATCAACATCTTCTAGAGAAAAATTTTCTCCAATAGGCACGATTGCCCACGAATTATCTTCAAACTCAACCCTGATTTGACCAGGAAGAACTTCTTTGATTATATACTTCATTATGTATCAATAAATTTACAAGTATTTATCCTATTCTACCATTTCTTGTGCCATTTGCAACCCAAGTAACATTTCCATTGTTAACGATATAAAATCCTGCTAAACCACCAGCAGTTCCTGCGGCACCAGACCCATTGTTGCCGTTTGCACCGGTGTTACCAGTATTACCACTGTTTCCGTAAGAACCACCAGTTCCACCTGTTCCACCAGCACCAGCATTTGTGCCACCTGCACTTCCAGAAGAACCAGATGCAGCAGCACCATCATAACCTTCACCTCTTCCACCATTACCACCAGAACCACCTGAGGTATAGTAAGTATTTGTATAGCAATATTTACATACTTTTTCCCATAATGTATAGTTTCTACCATCACCACAAGCTCTTATTCTTCTACATTCATCTTGACAGTTACAAGGGTGTGGTGGATTTAATTGATAACAAGGCATACTGTTTCCGCTACAAACAGTATTTGCCCAATATGATTCTCCAGATGATTGATAATATCCTCCACCACCAGTGCCACCAACTCCTCCTCCTCCACCACCAGAGGAAATAGTGCCACGATTATCAATGAAAATATTAGAGGCACCAGCATTAATAGCATTTCCACCAGTTCCACTATTTGCGGCACCACCAGCACCAAGAATAGAACCCTCATTTACCAAAAGTATTCTTCCACCAAATCCTGACGGAATGTTTAAAGCATAATTTCCTGTGCTCGTGGCTCCAATAGTAACTCCACTAGCAATGACAACTCTTTTATTAATACCTGCTGAATACTTACTTGATCCAAAAAGAGTTTGTAAATTTAAATTCTCTTGATTGGTTGTAATGTGATGAATTAATTCTGAAGATAGTAAATGAGGAACAGATGCAATAGTCATAAATTACAACAATCCGCTACCAGAAATTACAAATTCGTTACTTGCTATACATAAAACCGTTGCCAAACCTCTTTGCTGTAAAGTTCTATTGCCAGTATCAGAAGTTCCAGGAAGTCTTAATGTTGTAGAAGTACCCTGTGTGATTGTTTGTGAAGAAGCGGAGTTATTGTAAATTAATACGGTATTTCCTGCAGTAAAAGTATCAGAAGGAACAGTAACTCCTCCTGCAGTTATACTTATAATAGTTCCAGCGTCTCCTGCAACTAAAACATATGATGAAGATTTTGTGGTTACAGTTAGAGGTCTTGTTCCATCGGATCCTTGAGCACCTGCCGTACCTTGAGCACCTTGAGCACCAGTAGCACCCTGACGACCTTGAGCACCCTGTGCTCCTACTGAACCTTGAGCACCTATAGTACCTTGAGCACCTATAGTACCTTGAGATCCTGCGGTTCCTTGAGCACCTTGAGCACCAGTAGTACCTTGAGATCCTGATGCACCTGCGGTTCCTTGAGCACCTTGAGCACCAGTAGCACCTTGAGCACCTATAGTACCTTGAGATCCTGATGTACCTGCCGTACCTTGAGCACCTTGAGCACCTGCGGTTCCTTGAGCACCTTGAGCACCTGTAGATCCTTGTGCTCCTACTGAACCTACTGAACCTTGAGCACCAGTAGCACCTTGAGCACCTGTAGATCCTTGTGCTCCTACTGCACCTTGAGCACCTTGATAACCTTGTGCTCCTTGTGGTCCAGCAGTACCTTGAGCACCTGTAGATCCTTGTGGTCCTTCAATAGCATTGCTTGCCGTAACCCATTGAGATGTGTCTGCATCTTCATAGTAAACGTAAAGGTTACCAGACTCACTATTCCACCAAAGATCGCCTGGTTGTGGTGATGATGGAGATGATGTTGATATTTGTACTAGTGTATCAGAACTATTTGCAGATACCCATTGAGAACTAGAACCATCATTATAATATACTTTTAAATCTCCAGTATCACTTTCCCACCATAAGTCTCCAATATTTGGAGAACTTGGAGCAGTATCGCTAATAGTTACAGTCTCACTACCACCAGATGTTTCAACCCACTGTTCACTATTTCCATCCTGATAGTAAAGATATAGTTCACCTACATCACTATCCCACCAAAGATCTCCCTGACTTACTCCACTTGGTGGTTCTGCACTAACAGTAACTCTGGGAGATATTGTAATTGTAGAAATAGATCCACTTGCAATGGCAGTTACACCAGTTCCTACAAAGTTTAGTTTTGATATACTATTGGCAGTTCCAACAAGAAATCCTTCGTCAAAGATACTTATTCCACCAGGTTGTAAACCAGGCTGTTCCTGCCAGTATCTATCATAAGTTGTACCGTTATTAACGGTAATCAACTGATAATACTTATCAGCAAGTGGTATTAATTTTTCTCCAACATAACCTAAGTTGGGTTCGACCTCACCTGGATGAACATATAAATGACGGTCTGAAGATAACGCTTCAGTTCCTGCTATCTTTACTCTACCACTTATATATCGCTGTGTCGGCTTTCTTGTATTATCTGCCATTTCTTATTAAGTGGTGCTATTTTCTAGGAAACTACCAATAAATTCCATTTGTAGTGGACCAACAAGACCGCCGCTTACATATGTATGGATAATTCCATTGGCGCTTCCTACAGTTGTTGTGAATGTTTTCGAACCTCCAACATCACTAGTTATGTTGTCTACAACATAAGACTTTTGTGGACTTGGGAAAATAGTTGTGGTAATACCAGAACCTGATGGGCAGGTCATAGCAATACCAGACATAGTGATATCAGAACCAACAGTAAAGTTATGTGCTGTTAAAGTTGTAATAGTTGAAACACCAGTTGGTTCATCATAAGTTACATTTGTAATCGTTACAATACCAGTCTGTGTTCCAGTGATATAAAGTCTATCTAGAACTGTAGCAGTTTTTTCTAAAACCAAACGACCATCAATAAGAATAGCAGCATCGTTTGGTGGAACTTCAATATTTTTTATAATTCTAATATCTCTTGTATTACCTGTACTTCTACTTTCTCTTCTGTGTATCAGAGTTGTAGTCGGATAGGTTCCAACTCCCACATTAGATACTTGTGCATAGAGTAAAATAGCAGAAGTGCCTGTAGGGACCTCGTATATTTTCTGTTCTCCTGGAGCCACAGGAACAGCGACTGTAAGAAACTTATTGACTGGTGCGATTGCCATCTTATCTTATTATCCTCCCAAAGCAAGTATCAGTGGTGTTAAGTTTGCTTGTATCGCTCTGTTAAAGTCTCTTCCAGAAATAGTAGAGGTAGTTTGGTCAATAGTTAGTCCTTGTCCAATTCTAAAGTTTCCTTTTTGATCTGTGCTGGTGAATGGAATTTGACCGCCATTAATAGCAACTATTTCATTTTCAGGAATAGGCACACCACCCTGGAAGGGGTTTGCTCTATTTATGTCTGTACCAGCACCGATATATTCAAAGGAGTGAGAACTGGTGATGATTCTACTTAGTCTTCTCAGTGAAACACTCACACCAACACCAACAGAATAAGGAACAAATTCATTGAAAGTAACAGTTGTAACACCAGTATTTGTTGGTTCTGTTGCAGTGTTTATAGTGTAAAGTATTGGATCCGTAATCGCTTCGGCAGTTGCTCCACCAGAACCAGAAATGGTGATAACAATATCCTGTTGATTAGATCCACTACCTGCGGGAAGGAAGTTTCTACCACTAGCAATAATATCAATAGAACTAATAGTTCCGGCAGCACTCACATTAGCAGATAGTTCGGCAAGAATTCCTTCAGGACCAAATGGTGCAGATACAGTTACATTAGGAGGAGCTGATGCACTATATCCAGAACCTCCATTGGTAACATTAATTGTTCTAATAGTTCTAAGTGGTTCCATAACAATACCACTCTTTCCTCCAGTATTAACATAATCGTCAAGGTTTATCTTGAAGAAAGCACCCTGACCATCAAATGGTTTTCTTATATTCGATAGATCATCTCTCATATCGAAGAAGGTATAAGTATCTTGTTCCGCAGCAACTGTTGTCCCAGTAGTAATTCCAGTAAACTCATCACCACTGGTTCCATCAGCATACAAACCATAATCACCAAATGAGGAGTTAGAGTTTGTTAGGTCACATTGTCCACCACTACCAGCAAAGATACCAATCTTAGAGTTGATAGTAAAAATAGAAACTAACTGAGCATATGCTTTGTTAGTGATAGAAACGCCAATACCATTTTGGTTATATTGAGTAAATGAGTCACAAACCATACACTTGAGGTCTTGCCCAAGATTATTAGTTCCGGTAAAGGCAGCAGCAACATGGTCTCCGTCTATCTTCATACCAATACTGTTACTCATAAAGTTCGTACAGTTACGAACATATGGAGATCTCCATCTTCCACTTGGACCTTCATTGCAAGGACCAGGATCCAAGAAACCAGATCTAGCACTACCAATACCAGCTGGTGGTGGGAAAGCAACAGCAGCACCAGTAATAGACAATGGTGCAGAATCATCATAAGGATCTTTACTGTAAGCAAAACTCAAACTATCAATCAAACATCCTCTTCTAACATAAAAGACATCATCATTGTTTTGTGGGTAAATAGTAACCAGTCTTAAGTCTTGACCAATAACCGAAACATCAGTTCTTAAACCAATAGGATTGTTCTCAGCATAAACACCAGAGCGAACCATAATAGTATCGCCAGGTTGTGCTGCTTCAGCGGCGGAACCGATAGTTAGTTTTGCTGAACCTTCTGTTCTACCATCATTATCATCGTTACCATACTTAGAAACCCAGATAATGTTTCTAGAGTCAGCACCTGCAGGAGCCCAAACAATCTTACCATTTGGTGCTGTTGTGGTAAAACCAATAGTGGTGAATGCAGATGCACCAAGTTGAATAATATTAGTAACAATACCTGCACAAACAGTAATAGCAGAAACAACATTAGAACAACCGCCTGGATCAGTGTTGAAACCAACAGCAGGGTCGTCTTGTAATGTTAGATCACGAATGAGAGAAACACTATTGCCTACACCCTGATAAGATCTTGGTGCTGGTAAGTTATTGATAACATATCTTGCTACTTGAGCAGCAGTCGTGATAGCAACAATAGTTGCTTCCTTGATACTGTAACCGTTTATATCAGTTCCAGTGATGTGCTGTAGAGTTGCTCCATTATAATAAGACTGACCAGCACCAACACAACGGGAGTTACCACCTCTTGTGATATCATAGGTAATAGCTTTCAGAATATCCTTAATATCATCCTTACAGGAAGTGTAGTCTGCCGAAGATAGGGCAAATGCTGGACTCTTATAGTCTGTACTTGTTAAGAAACCAATAGATTCATTAGCAATGTAGTCTAAGTTTAGTCGTATTAGGTTTGCGGCATCATAGAATCTTCCACCAATAATGTTTCCTGTCGTATCAACTCCAACAGTTGTTAGGACATTTCTTGGAACCTGATACTTTTCAGTTCTAAATCCAACATTATCATTTAGATCATATAATGCCTGCTGGAAGCGAACATCTTTTTGGAAGTCAACTGCTCTTGTTGGAGTTGTGCTGTTGAAACCAATATCACCAGATGCATTAGTAGCAATAACTGTAGCAGCAGATCCAACCTGTAAAGATCCATCAATACCCAAAGCATTGGTTGATGGGTTATATGTAATACCACTATCAACTCTTACAGTCTCACTTGTTTGACTAGTTGAGTTTTCAACAAATGGAATGAAGAAGTCTTGGTTTGTGAGAGTCTCAGTAGTTTGAATGAATGTAGAAATGCCTGCTCTAGCGGCATTTGTTGCGAAACCTGCTACTGTAGCAAATCCAGACTGGATAGCAAAGGTAGCAATACCTGATACTGTAGAGAAACCAGACTGAATAGCAAAAGTCGATATACCAGATACAGTAGCAAATCCTGCCTGAATAGCAAACGTTGAGATTCCTGCTACTGTTGCGAAACCTGCTTGAATAGCAAAAGTCGATATACCAGATACGGTAGCAAATCCTGCTTGAATAGCAAAAGTAGAGATGCCTGATACTGTAGAGAAGCCAGACTGAATAGCGTATGTAGCAATGCCTGATACTGTAGAGAAACCAGACTGGATAGCAAACGTTGAGATTCCTGCTACTGTAGAGAAACCTGCCCTATCTGCATATGTAGCAATACCAGAGTTATTTGCGTATATTGCTGTTGTTGCTGTACCTACAATAAGATTATTATGTACTCTCAGTGGAGCATCTATTCTAACCAACTGAGTAAATGTTGATACCCCAGATACTCTCAGTTCATCCCTGAACCAAGCAATTCCGTTAACATCAAGCTGTGTTTGTGGGGAAATTACATTAACACCAACATTAACTGTTGTGTGAATACCAGCACCATTTCTTATCCAATGGTCTATGATATTAACATCAAGGACATTGGAGTCTGAAGTATTTACTGTAGCATTAACAACGTCTCCACCACTACCATTACCAATGAAGTTAATAGTTGTAAATGAACCAACACCGACGTTTATACCTTCATTTCGTGCGAAGAATCCATCAGTCTTAGCATTTGGTGGTGCAGAAATCCAACGAATACCATTAGCATCGCGGGATAGGAAGTATCCATTATCACCAGGAAAGTTAGCAGAGTCAAAGATATTCCTAACAATACGAATAGAGTTACCAATATCAAGTAGTTGTTCAGGTAACGTGCTTCCAATACCAATATTACCAGCGCGGGATCCAGTAGCAAAACCAACTAAGTAATTAGTTCCGCCATCACTAGTAAGTTCAAAACGTTGTCTGACTGTAGCAATTCCAACATCAATATTATCTACATCTAGTGTTCCTAGAATGTTAACATCGGTTTGGAAAGTAGCAGTGTTTCCAAAAGAAACTACGCTATTAAATTGAGATGCTCCTATGAAAGTAGAGAGACCTGCTACATATAGGTCATTTATATTTGCTTGGTTATTAACAGTAAGATTATCAAGAGTTAAATCATCTCCAAGACCTTCAAAGTCATAATAAAGTTTTCCGTAAATGTATACGTCTTTGAAGAACTTAGCGTCTTCATTAAAATATGACTCTTGTCCTTGTACCCAGATGTTTTCTGCCATCTTATCCTATGAATAATCCAAGTGCTTTTAGTATTACTCCACCACCAACAAAGGAGTTGGCGAAGACTTTAAATAAAAACTGTTTCTGTGGTGGAACCATACTTCCTGTTAGTGCATCAGATTCAATACTGTTCCCTTGAAACCTCATGTTAGCGGCATCAACAATAAAATCATTACCAGCCACATATTCGAGATCACCATTAGACTCAACTACTACATTATTACCCGATATGCGAATATTTCCAGTTCTATCTGCTGTTATTGATACATTACCACGTCTAGCGTGAATTAGAATGTTCTCACTTTTGTCGCCAGAACGCTCTCCAGCAACCATTTCAATGGATTCGTCGGAGTTTAGAATAAATTTTCCAGCATCCGTAATGTCGATAGAAGTTTTTAAATTCTTATCGGATACTGTATATAAAAAATAATTGGAAGCTCCCAAATATCCAAAGGAAGGATTACATATTTCTTCCCTTACTTTTGGGTTATAAGAGATACACTCTCTCAAATACCAGTTTTGTTTATCTTCTGGGCGCTTTGCCATTTAGGTAATACAATCAATTACTTGCTTAACTTCTCCATCAAATGGTGGTCTTTCTCCTAGGTTAGCAGCAAGGATTGCTCCAGAACCATTCTTTGAAATGACCTCAAGTACAGGAATATTAGTTACATCTCTACTATTTATTGGGGTCACCTTGATGATAGCACCAGACTGGATAAGAACATCATACTCATTTCCTTGGTCATCAACTACAGTATCTCCATCTTCAAAGTCTTGCCCTGGATCAATAACTGTTACGCTATCAACAACATATGGAATCTCTTTATCTGCTGGATAGTTCTCACCCTCAGACACAACATAAATGGTATCTACCTGACCATTCTTAACAATAGCTCTAGCAATAGCACCATATCCTTGGTTACAACTATCTACAACTTCTACAAATGGTGGGAAGGTATATCCACTTCCTGGATTGGTTACCTTAACACTTATAATACTTCCTGTTTTATACTTATCTTCACCGATAATACCACCAAGAATAGGAACAGCACTTGCTCCTGTACCACCCCCACCAAAAATATTGATCTTTGGTGGTCCACAAACAATTGGTGGTCCAGTATAACAAGAACCAAGATCACCAATAAAGTTTGGATCTTTAACTGTTCCAGATATGAAGTCATATGCTCCAGCAATATCTTGAACTCCGTCTAATGGGAAACCAGCAAGCTTTGCTGCTGTTGATATTGACTTAGCAGTATTAGCATTATCAATAATTCCTTTGAGATCTGGCTCATCTTGAAATACTGGTCCATATCCTAGTTTATATTTGCAAGCGCCATACTTGTCTTTCTGATTCTTTTTATTACAAGACTTAAGACCAACAAGTCCAAGAAGTGCATCAATACCATTCCGTAGTAGACCCTCAACACTAAAGTCTTCGAAGAATTGAAGAATCTTAGATATTCCATTAATTGCTGGTAGCAATGCATTATCAATAAGACCAATAATACCATTGATCATTGCACCGACAGTTTGATCAGCAACACAATCGACAAAGTTTAGGACATTATTAGCAATAGACTTTAAAAGATCTTTTACAAGATTAAATACTTTGTCTAAGATTTGATTAACAATACAAGGGATAAGATCTTGAAGTATTTTTACTGGTTGAAGCATAGCAGTTTGTGCCGCTACTCCAGCAAGGTGTGCTGCTACTGGATTTAAAGTTGCAGCGAAGACTGTAGCATATACAGAAGCATAGAGAAGATCAAGACCCTTGCTTAGAATTGGTTCAAGTTTCTTAAATAACTTATTAATCATACCACTGATCATTTTGGTTGCAGCGGTAGTTATTTGTTCTGCCCTAATATCAATCTCTCTATCTACCCAGTCTCTATAATACTCAAGTCCCTCATCAAACTGTGCCTTTAAGTCTTGGAGAAACTTAACAAATCCTTCAATAGCATTTTTGATCTTGGTAATTGTTCCTTTATTACCTTTAGTATCTTCACCTTCTGTACCACAAGGTAATCGTATCACCTTTCCATCAGAAGTTCTCTTTGCTGCTGGATTGCTTGGATCTACCTTTTTAGCATCAGAAGGACTAACACCTATTGGTTGTTTTGCAGTTGCAGCATTCTGATCTCCAGACTCACTCTTTGATAGTGAGCCTTTCGCTGGTTCTTTGATATACTTATTGTATCCGGAGAATGGTGCGAATGGTAGTTTCTCACCATCCTTTACAGCGTCGATTGAATTGGCGAATGCACCCATAATAACTGGATGCTGACCATCTGCTCCATCTAGAAAGAAACCAATTACAGTATCACCAGGGTTAAAACGAATACTCTTGAATGTATTTGCCGAACCAGTTCCATGACCTGGTGGTAGCATCACATGTGCCCATGGTAAGTCCTCATTACTTAGTTCCGCTTCACTATAAGGATGATATCCCATAATGCGGACTTTATATCTAATGCCCCAACCTGGACCAGTTGCTTGTTGGTCCCATGATTCAATAGGTGGAATCTGCCCTATCCACCAAACAAATCCATCTCTGCCTACAAAATTAGTTTTAAGTGAAAGATCTTCCATTTGTTACTTTTAAATATCCCTGAATGTATCTCTAAGTAGCTTCATTGATGTTAGAGATTGTGTACCATCAAAATAATGACAGAGTTCTTTTATCATATATAGACCACTATTCTCAGGGTCAAAATCATTACTGTTTGCTGAAATTTTAAGGAAATTGCATCGTATAACATCACCAGATCTTAAATTATTATTTAATGGAACAGTCATATTGAGTGTTTGCATGAACAAATAATTGTATCTAAAGAAAGCGTCTCTTTGATATAACTTAGCATCATTACCAGGTTGTTTGCTCACATCTTTCTCCAACACACCAACATCGAGAACTGATGAGATAATTCTACTTGGAACAGTGTCAAAAGAGAAGTTACCAGAACCAAAAATTTTAGGAATATCTGGATCGTCACCAAGGAATGTTGCGTTCTTAGCAAAATCAGTTATTGTTCTCTTTCCTTCTTGCTGAAGACTAAACTTACTTTGATATGGATCATATTCAGTAAAGAATGATGCATACGTTCCTAGTCTAAGTTTTTCTAATAAGTCATTATTTCTATTAACAGAATAACTCAATATCCTTTGATCAGTTGACTTCTCAATATCTTGGTCCTCTTGATGATAATATTCTGCTTTTGGACTTGCTTTTCCATCAATAATAAGTTTGTCGATAGATCTGAAGTTGTATCCATCTATAGTTTCATAGAAAAAGTATCCAGGAACATTGGTATCTGGAATAGACTTTGATGCTAACCAAGTCAGAACATCGAAAGGTCTTCTCAAGTTTCCAATAAAACTATATTGATTACTAACGACATCAGATTTCAATGTTTTTTGAGATTGTAAACCTTCCTTTATAATGTTTTCTATATGATCAGTTATTTGAGCTCTTGGAAATTTTTTGTATAGTCTTGAAGTTTCATTAGTAATTGCTTCTCTTGATACTAACTTTAATGTAAATGTTTCTCTTTGACCTTCTCTGATAACATTTGTAATTTTAGAGACGTACAATGGTTCATCAACAAGATCAATACCAGATTTATTTTTATCACTGTTACCAGCAATTTTTATGAATACTCTTTCGCCACCTCTTAACGGAAGACCACTGTAGATTGACTGCAATGAACCATCTTTTCCAGGAATTGTTCCTCCCGTATTAGATACGGTAATCTCTGCTGTGATAGTTGGTGAAAAAACATCTTCATAATATTTGATAGCAACTACACCGAGTCTCATATCAATGGTTCTTGTACCATCACCAGACTCTATGGTAATTTGTTCGAATATTGATGCGTCTCTTGCTGCCATTTATACTACACTAGAAAGGAACTTATTTTTTATATTATTACTATTTACCCCAGCAACTATAATAACAGAACCACTATTTGTTTCTCCACCAACATATTCTGTTTGCTTTACAGTATTATTTAAAATTAAAGTATTTGTTCTTGGTTGTGGTTTTGCATTTTGCAAAGCCATAGCAAGTTGAGATGAATAGTCTTTTTTAGATGAACCTACCCATTCACCAATTTTTGGAGACTTAGGATCTCCAGGAATTCCGGGAGCACCCTCTTTACTCGCATCAGGCATAGCAGTATTTCGTTTTGGGGGGCTTTTTGGTGGTGGTGCTTGTGGTTGTGGTTTTGGTAGGTTAAGTGATGCTGGACCACTAAGCATCGGATCTTTGGATGGATCCACAAGGAACTGGTTATCTTGGTTTGTACCACGCCAGACGGAACCAGGAATTATTCCATTAGCATCTGCCCGAATATTATTTCGTGGATCGCTATCACTATTAACTGCCCTAACTGTTGCTGGACTACCTCTAAACTCTAGAGCACCGCCAACAAATTTTGCTGCACTTGCTTGTCTTTTTGGATCGGATAGAAGACTAATAACTTTTAATAGAGTTGCCTGACTTTGACCAGACCATGCAGATGCTTGCCCTAAAGTACGTATTGATTTAAATGCTCCACTACCTCTAGTGTACACACCTTGAAACTGTCCGGGAGCACCAAGAACATCAGTATAGTTAGTACCATATCCAGGGTGTGCAACTCTATTAGCAACCACCTGCAGCATGTCGGCGTATCCCTGGTCACTACTACCTTCTGTGGTGAGTGCCGCAGCGATACGATACATTTCAGCAGACTTTGGATCTGGAAGTTGTGCTGAACCTCCTCCAGGATCTACTCCACCACCTCCACCATCATCACTACCTCTATCAAATTCATAATCCTCAATTCCAAGTAATTTCTTAACATCCTGCTTAAGTAAAAGTATTACAGAATTTATTGAATTATCCATTTGGACGAAGGAATCCTTCATTTGATTCATTCCTTTGTCTACTGCTACTCTTACAGCATTAAAATCAAATCTAACAAGACCAGAAGAAATTTCACCAACCATATCACCAAATCCTATCAAAAAGTTTTGAAGACCCTCTCTAAAATTATTGAGATATTGGAAATATGTCTTCATCCTCTCAATGAGAGCTTGAGCCATTTTAATGATATTTGGGAGATTGGTCAAAGCCCATCCAACTAGTAATGTTCCAAGAAAATCAAGTATTCTACCCAAGAAACCTCTTGTGCTATTTGCTACAGCACTAGTAGATCTTGATATTGCACCCTGAATTGATGATGCCTCTACAATATCCTCTCTTTCTTTTCTTCTTGTCGCTTCTCTTCTCTGATTAAATGCTTTTATACTCGCTGAAAAAGATTTTCTCTTATTTGTTGTAGACTGTATAATTGTTGTTCTAACAGTTGCAGCAGATTCTCTTGTCCTAAGAAGACTTTTGTTAAGTCCAGATAAAGACTTATTAATGCTAGTTACATTTATGGAAGAACGATACGCCATTTAACTTATGCCCATCCAGTATTAAAGTAACGATACGAAGTATACTTGTGAAAATTATCTGGATCTGAAGTAGCAATGCTAGGCAGATAGTTAGCAGAACCTAGATCTTGTGTTGGTACATTTCTTGCACTAGCAGTAGATTCATTATTAATTACTGTTACATTACCTCCAGAGTCTGAACTTTTTAATGACTGGAGATTATCATTAGATTTTTTTGGTGGTGCATTTATTTCTGGAGATGGTGTTTTAAATAATGGTCCTTGTCCAGTAAACGCATCTAGTAAATTAATCTCTGTATTCAAGAATGGATTATCTTTACCAATATCGCTTCCCTTATAAAATTCCTTACCAAGACCAATCAATGCTGGAATAGCAAATGTTCCAGCTATTGTTAACGGTATTGTGAATTTTGGACCTAGAACATAGTTTAATGCTGATAGAGCACCGCCAGCAGCAAAACCTGTACCAGAACCAGCGATCATTTCACCAACAGATGATCCAAAAAGCGTATCGTATATTGCAGACGCACCTGCAGCGAATAAACCACCTTTAAGTACTGATGAACCAAAAGGACTTCCTTTAGAACCAGATGAAGCAGGTGGAGCTCCACTAGATCCTGCTTTACCTCCAGGTGAAGTTTTTGCTGGTGGTGCTGATGGTTTTGGTTTTGTTGGAGTTGGTTTTGTTTTTGGTTTTAAACCTATTCCTGCCGCTATACCTGCAGCAGCAGTTTTAACTAAATTGAGTAGTGCAGCAACAGGTCTAATTAATAAGTTTCTAAAAATAGAACTACCCAACTTAGAAGTAAGTCTGGTAAGATAACCAAGTATAGTTCTAAATCCACCACTAAACAATAAGAAAATACCAGTTACAACACCAATATTCTTCAAGAACTTTTGCTTAAGTTCTTCTAGTCTTTCTTTATCACCAGATATCAAGGCACTAATAGTTGATAGCGCCATATTTCCTAGGAAACCACCTAGGAGAATCATAAAGAAGCTTGATAATCTACCTAGAGTAAATCTTGCTTTATCGCCAACTTTTTTAATCGGAGTCAAAAGAGCAGACTGCATTTTGCGTTCAACGACGCTTTCTTTACCTTCTCTGATTTTCTGCTCTGCTAAGATTTCTTCCTGTCTTATCTTCTGAGATTCTCTTGCCTGATCTAATGCAGAATCTTCTCTTACTCTTTCAGCAATACCATTCAGAGAAGCACTTAGAGCACTAACTTGATTACTAAGATTTATAAGGGAAGAATTAATATTATCAAAAGCAAGTCTATTCTGCTGCAGCGCAAGCGTAGTTCCATAATCTTCCCTTGGCTGTTGGTCTTGGGGACGATTCAGAAACGAAAAAGAGGATACTCTAGTTCTTCTTACTCTTAAACCAGTTGTGATTGGCGATGAAAACTCAGCCATTTAGTTCAGATTGCTGTTGTTTTAAATTTTCTTCCTCAATATATTGTTTTAGGAAAGTGAGATAAACTTCTCTTTCCCAAGGTATCATATTCTCTAGTTCAGTCAATGAGTATTTATGATGCTGCATCAAGGCAAAATTTATCTTGTAGTATGACTCAAGATCTTCATGAGCCATACTTACCCGAAAAAAGCATTTAATCCCTCCAGAACAATTTCATTTTCAACCTTTGTATTTGGATTCATCACCGTAACAGTATGAGACAATTTTGGCATTGTCTCAAAGAATGTTTCAATCTCTTTGAATTGTTTTGAACTCAACTGCTCAAGAAATTCTCTAAGTTCTTTCTTAGAACAGTCCGATGCTGACCAAGACTCTTCCTCAGAATAGACTTGCTCAATGCAGGAAGAGATTAGATCAAAAGTATTATCTAAGTTTAGCTCTTCGGTGCTGAAATTATTTTTCACAAATTCTTCCATAGATGGATACTTCATCCTCAGAATAAGATCATTATCAAGTTTGATATCTCTATTATGGTTCTTTCCAGTCTCAACTTTGATATCATCTAAGTTGATTGTTACGGGAACTTGGGTAGTTCCATCATCTGGACATGTTACAATAACTTCCACTTCTTCGCCAACAGATTTACCTCTGATGTTCAAAAAGATATATTCAATATCAAATGTAGACAGTTGTTCGATTTTAATTCCTCTGCTTAGGATACAGTTAGAAATAACTTCCTTAACAGCATTTGTGATTTGCTTATCATCTTCGCTTTCCATTGCGATGATAAGAATCTTTTCTTCTCTTACAAGAAAAGGGCGATATCTAATTTTCTTTCCATTAGAAGGAAGTTCCAACTCATAGGTTGGTGTAGATATTTTTGGTAAAGGCATAACAACCCAAAAAGTTCAGTTAAAAATATTTATCTAGGTCCATAGGGGCTATTGTAGACTTGTCCCTTGTTAAGTGCTTCAGCATAAGTCATACCTTCAGGAATAAATCTAACTCCACCAGCCTGAGCAGCACCAGCAGAAACTGGAACATATCTCTGTCCTTCATTACCAGTTGATTGATTTGAATTATCATTTTTCTTATTATCATCAGTTCCTCTGTGAATAGAGTAACTATCACTTCTACCACAAATATATCTGTCGTAACTAAAGCGTACTGATGCTTTTAATATCTCCGATGCATCATATTTCACTACTGTTGATGAAAGATCTCTTGGAAAAAGACCCCAGAAAGTATATTCTATATCTTCTTTATAATCTCTATCAAACTTAATAATTTTTGTTTGGTTTGATTTATAATCTTCTGGATATTCCATCCTAAAATAATAATCATCAGATGCTTTTCTATGTGCGGATCCATTAGAAATGAAGTCCATCCAATGTTCTAAGAACTTCAGAGTTTTATACTCATTATCAACATAAAACTCAAGACCTATCTCAGTAAACAATCTTGTGTGAGCCATATTTTCAACGACTCCCATAAAGTTTCCCTTAATATTCGCAGTAGCAAGAGCACTTCCAGGTAACGAAGCAGAATAGCACAGAAGTCCTGATGTCTCAGTAATAAACCTATAACCAACTCCACGGACATTCAAATGTTGTCTTAAAGGTAATGGTAGACCACCAAAAACAACCTGATAATGTGAAGTTTGCGCTAGATTTGTTAGTGCTGGTTTAAAATCCGATATCCTTCTTGGTCTAGGTGCTGCCACTCTAAATACCTTATACGAGTCTTACATTATTAGTTATTTAGATGGCATATAAGGGAAAGTATCAACCTTCTAACCCAAAAAAATACAAAGGTGACCCATCAAATATAATCTATAGATCATTATGGGAAAGAAAGTTTTGTCGTTACTGTGATAATAACCCAAATATATTAGAATGGGGTAGTGAAGAAATGTATGTGTGGTATAAGTCTCCAGTAGACAATAAACCACATAGATATTTTCCAGACTTTTACATTAAAGTAAAAGAATCAACTGGAAACATTAAAAAGTATATTATTGAGATTAAACCTCTACGTCAAACTGCACCTCCACCAAAACCAAAGAGACAAACTCAAGGTTACTTGCGTGAGGCATACGAGTATGCTAAAAACCAGGCAAAGTGGGAAGCAGCAAAAGAATGGTGTCTTGATAGGGGTTATGAGTTCAGAGTCTTTACTGAGAAAGAATTAGGTATCAAGTAATGCCTAGAAAGACAGTCAAGCAACAAACAACAAAAAGACCCACAGATACGGATACAAATGTAAACCGAGTCCGTGGGATAAGTGATAGTATTATTGGTATCAAAGACCCTGATGATATTATGGTAGAACTCTTAGCAGTTCTAAATGAAGGACCTAAGATACCTGAAGCAGGTAAGATTTATATCTTTGTTTACAGCGCCAAGACAGCATCACTGAACTATGATCAAAACCCTTTTGTTGCTGTTACTGATGTATTCCAGTGGGGTTTTCGTGGTCTGAACTTCCATTGGGGTGAGACCAGACAATATACTTGGAATGAAGTTGCTGGTGGGTTGTATGAAGTCTATCCATCGGAAGTGAAAGATTTGCAGATGATACCTTTTGCTAATTTTCGACTAAATACTTAAAAAACATAAATGGCGATACCCTTAGATGTAATTCCATATCAAGGAAATCAACCAAATTCACCTAAACCTGGAGAGAAAGCAACTGCTCAAAAGGACAAGGTTTTAAGGTATCCATATGCTAGAATCGATAACGACTCTGATTATTTGAGAATTGAGATAATCAAATATGAGTCTCCAGCAATTAACTTAGATTCTCTTTTTGATGTTCCAACAGATCAGAATGTAGAAAATCCAACTGTAAAAATAAAAGAGAAGGCAAACTTTCAATTACCTACGATATCTTCAAAAGTAGAAGAAACTAAAAGAACGAAAGGAATACTTCATACAATTTATCTACCAATACCAGAACAAATAGGTGATACCACACAAATTAGTTGGGGAGAGGGAAAATTAAATCCAGCAGAAGCCTTTGGTATTGGTTTTGGTAATCAATTTCAAGATAATCCAACAGCAGCATTAAATGCTGCCCTAAAGGCGTTGACGGATGGAGTAAGTGGAATTGGAGCTGATTCACAAGCATTGAAAGCCATACAGAATGTTGTTTCCTCTACCGCAATTGGTGTCTTAGGTGGTAACGTAAGTGCTAATGAATTAATTTCAAGAGCAACTGGTCAAGTATTTAATCCAAACCTGGAACTATTATTTGATGGTGTTGGTCTTAGAAATTTCCAGTTTAGCTTTGAATTCTTTCCAAGAAATAAGAAAGAAGCGGAACAAGTCATTCTTATTATTCGTACCCTGAAAGCAAGAATGAGTGCTAAGAAAAACGCAAGTGGAAACTCTAAGATTCAAGGTGTCTTCATTTCCGCTCCAGATCTTTTCCAACTGACTTATATGAAAGGTGGTAAAAACCACCCAATATTGAATAAGTTTAAACCAATGGCTCTGGTAGATCTACAAGTGAACTACACAGGTTCTGGAACTTATTCAACCTTCTGGGATGGAACACCAACTCATATAACAATGTCTTTATCATTTAAAGAACTTAATCCAATATACTTTGAAGATTATAACGAGGAGCAATATAGTGGTCCATATGCTCCAGGTGAAGATCCAGTGAACCAAGGTCATGCTGTAGGTTACTAAAATGAGTTACTTTAGAGAACTACCAGACTTATTCTATCAGTCCCCATTTAAAGATAGAACTTCATCTACCGAATATGTAAGAGTAAAGAATCTTTTTAGAAGAGTCAAACTTCGTGATGACTTACAGAATGTTTTTACTCTATTCAACAAATACCAAATCCAACAAGGAGAAAGACCAGAAACTGTCGCCAATAGACTTTATGGTGACGTATCTTATGATTGGGTTGTTCTTTTAACCGCTGGTATTGTAAATGTTAGAGACCAGTGGCCACTTTCAGATTACGAACTTTATAAGTATGCAGAAAATAAGTATGGTAGTAATCTGAATACAATTAGATTCTATGAAACAACTGAAGTGAAAGATTCTTCTGGAAGGCTTATTCTTCCTAAAGGTAAAGTTGTAGATTCAAATTTCTCAATTCCAAATCCAAATATACCAACAGCAAATTTAAATCCTGTTGGTGGTGTTACTAACTATGAGTATGAAGTAAGACTAAATGAGCAAAAGAGACAGGTCTATCTATTAAAACCAGACTACCTACAACTCTATCTTAGTGATATGAGAAGAATTATGAAGTATGAAAAGTCTTCTCAATATATCAATAAGCAACTTGCTGCTACTGACGCGATAGATTGTACCAGAATGAAAATCACTATCAGCGTAAGAGATGACTGCTTTAACTTCAGTATCCTTCCGTAACTGTCTAATCGCTCTTGAAACAAACCAAGAAGTGATATTATATTCTGCTCGTTGGGTTTCAGGGTGTACGCAAAGGCGTGAAAGTTCAAAGAGTCCTTCTTGCTCATTTCGTGCTAGTCCAAATGCTCCTTGTGCTACTTCTGGGACAGGGAGACCTGTAAAGATACAGACTCCTTTAATACCACCAATATTCAGTGGGCTAAAATCATTGCTCTCATATAAACCGTAGTTATATCCGCTCTTAAATCCTTTAGAAAAGTCCTTAAGATAATGAAACCGCAGAAGTAACTCTGCGGCTTCGGATTTACTTACACGGTCAATGTAATAATCTGTTTTCACTTGAACAGTAAATTAATGTATGCTGCTACAACTAAAAGTATTAGGCAGATTTGATTATACTTCACTCTTCAGCAAGTCGTGCAAAGTAAGAAAGAGTATCATCATCCTCATCTTCGTCAGCAGAAGATACAGTGCGAGTAGGTTGAAGAGAATTCAGTTCTCCACGAAGATCTTCCGTGAGTTCACGGGAAGAACCACGAGTGTATTCTTCTTCTTCACCCTCATCAGGATCTTGATAGCGAGGAGTGCCCTTGTTACCAAGAACATAGTCAAGGCGCTTCTTCAGATCATCATAAGACTTGAACTGATCAGCAGCAACAAGTTCAGCGAGAGAATACTGCTTCTTCCAGATTGCTTCCATCGCATCGTCATCTTCCAGAAGAGCATCGGGACGAGCAAACTCACTGGAGTCGTAGTTACGATAACCAGCAACGTTCTTTGCCTTCAGTTTGAAGTTAGCACCCTGCCAGAAATCGAACGGATCAATTGCTTCCTCATCCTCAAACTCAGGTTGCATCGCAGCAGTGAGTTTGTCGAAGATCTTCTTACCGAACTTATACAGGAAGACTTTACCTTCGTTAGAGGGGTTAGCGGGATCCTTGACCACATAGATGTTAGCAATGTAAGTCAGTTTACGCTTCTGTTTACGTGCCTGTTCTTTACCCACATCAGTGCCGTTGTTCCACAGCATCGTGTTGTGCTCAGACACAGGATCCTTCTGACCCAGAGTGGTCAGAGAGTTCTCAATATACCAACCACCAGGACCTTGGAATGCGTGACTGTAGAGTTTCACGAACGGAAGGTCCTCACCGTTCGGAGCAGGCAGGAAACGGATGACGGCATAACCATTGCCGCTCTTATCACATTCTAGTTTCCACAGGCGCTCATCGCCACTGGAACCGCCATTGTTATTCATTTTTTCGACTTCCTTGACCAGTTTTGCGGTCAGGGAGCCAAGCTTAGATTGCTTCTTAAGGTCTGCGAAAGACATTTGGATTACCTCGGATTAATTGGATTCGGGGGATTACTCGGATAGTATAACAGGGATGCCCTCAGTCGTCAAGATATTGCTTGAGGGATTCGATTGTCTGATTCATACTGTCGAATAAAACTTGCATATCGGTCTCTGGTGGGAATCCCATCAGTGCTACCGATTTGCGAAGATTCTCTTTCATCTCAACCGCCTGTGGGTCATCTGAAAGAGACAATCTAGTATACATGATCCTTTGCTTTTCTAGCAAGGTCTGTAACTTTTCAACGTGTTCTTTCTTGGTTTCATTATCCATTACACCAAAGGTAAGGATACTTCCATAGATTTGTTCTTGAAGATTATTAATTTCTTCAAGTTCTTCTTGAATAATATCGGATTTAAAAAATTCACTCATTGATAATGGACCGCAAAATCTTTCGGTAGTTGAACACATCAATATTTAGGAATGGGGAATATTTTTTCAATTTCAAACTTACGGTTTCCCACACAGGGTCCAGAAGTTTCTTATCAAAATCGTTTGAGAAATGGAATATTTTTTCGTAGATTGTGAAAGTTTCTAGCGATAGTTGCCCGCTTAGAAACTTTTTGAGTATCGGAGGGTGACCTTTGGTACAGTTGAACAAACTCTCTAACTCGTTCTCCGATAACAATTCGTTGCTTTGCTCTTTGAATAAGTAGGTCAAACTCTGTTGACGCCTCATCCACTCTGCGTATGTTCTTTCGCCAGAATTGATAATTTCTCCAATCCATAAGTTTTGTGGGTTGTCTGCGGATACAAAATTTGCAAGTAGAAAGTCTTTGACTTCCTCATCAGAATATTTACGGCTGGTCTTCTCAAACCAGTATTTGTCTTTACGTTTATTGAAAGAAGTCACAGTTGCCCGTGACTTTCCTCCATACTTAAAAAAGTCATATTTACTGTTCGTAAAATGACTTTTCATCGAAAGATAAGTTTGATAAGTTTCAAATGGTGACATAATAAACTTCAAAAATTACTTTCCTCCCCAAGCAGTATATCTTGATTTTTCAGTATCACTCCATTGTCTAGCAACAAAGTCTTTACCAACACCAGTTCCCTCAACTCCCTTTAGTTTTGAAAGAACTTTTGGTGGGGTATAACCACCGCCATATACAGAAGAAATGCTAAATCCAGCTCTTGCTAAATCATTGCGAATTGAGGAACTCATTGCTCTTTCTCCAATCTTATCATCAGAGAAACCTTTTTGTACCCCACCAGAAGGTCTATACATTGGGATATCAAATGCTCTATCAGAATAGTGCCTTGATCCTTTAGAGTGCTTTCCTCCAGAGGTGGAACCAATCTCCCAACCCTGTTTTTTCATCCATGCTATAGCAGCATCTCTAGTCTTTTTATCATCAAACTCCAAATGATCATGATAATTTTTACCACCATGACTTGGATCATATCCTCCGTGAGTTTCGTCACCAGTGATATATCCAGCTTTCATTTCGTTTATTACAGATATAAACTGATTAAACGTTTTCATTTGAAGTTGTCTTTTATGTATTTAGTTTACAGAGGAAGTTTTGCCTTCGAAGTCTTCTTCATAAAGTTGAGACGGATAGCATCCCACTTCAATCTCTCTTTTAATGGTTTTGAGATAAGCTTCGTGACTGATTCTACCTCAAGACTGTTAATTTCACAATAGTGACAGATAGCATCAATGTAGTTGAAGTTTTCTTCAATCACAATCTTCTCAATTTCAAGAGCGAATTTAGAAGGAGTCAGAAACTTACTTTCTATTGCTTGTTCTAGTTCTTTGTTATTTTCCATAGAGTTCCAGTTTATCTCTAACAAACTTTCTAATGTATTCGCTGAGAAGTTTGATGTACTTTGATTTGTCTCGTTCTTCATAGACGACGCATTCTCCATTTTCACAAGCCATGATGATTACAAGTTTTTTAACTGAAATACCAGTCAGTTCGTACAGCATACATCCGTAAGCCATACATTGAACAAAATAGTGTTCGATCCACTCTCGTGGTTTTGGTTTTTTAGAAGTCTTAAAGTCGATTATAGCTAACTCACCGTCATATTCAGCGATGCAGTCAACTGTCCCAGCAATACCTAGTTGCTTACTATATAGGGACCCTTCAAGGGCGTAAATATTATTTATACGATTTAAGTCTGATTTTGAAATTTTAAAGAGGAAATCAGAAATTGGTTGTACTTTTGGTAGTTCTTCATTCTTCAGATGATGTTCTACCAGAGTATGCATGTCTGTACCACGACTTGTTGCTGCCTTCGTGATACGATCTGCTTCTTCATCACCGACTTTCTTTCTCCAGTTGACGAAAATCTCCCTATTAAAATGACTGGTCACCGAAGTGATGGAGACCAGTCTAAGAAGTTCTTCTTCTGTAGGAACTCTGTAATACCTTACACCATCAATAGTCTCCCTCTCAAGTTGAGGGAGATCAATATCAACATGACTGAACATTAAAAACCTGCTTCCATTTTTGCGAGAATGTATTCTTTAACAAGTCCAGAGCGGACAATATCATCAACCCCAAATTCAATTATATCAAAAGAAGGCATTTTACGCAATACACTCATAAAATCATGAATACCATTACGCTCATTTGACTTCTGCAAATCAGACTGAACCGCATCACCACAGAAACAAATTCTAGTATTTTCACCAACACGAGTGATAATAGAGTCTAATTCATGGAAGTTTAGGTTCTGATATTCATCAACAATAATAATAGAGTTATCAAGTGTAGTTCCACGAAGGAACGAAGTACTCCAAAACTTGATTGTTTCTTGTGACTTGAGATTACCATAGAGCATCTCGAAATCAGCATCACTAGGCATCTGGAACATATATTTCACCATATTCTTATAAGGAATTTGGTAAATATCCGCCTTATCTTCATGAGAACCAGGAAGGAACCCAATCTCTCTGGTAGCAACTAGAGAACGAACAAGGTAAATGCGTTCATAAGGTGTATGTTCATTCAATACATCTTGAAGAGCATTATAAAGTGTGATAAAGGTTTTACCAGTACCAGCACAACCATATGCTACTAAATGTTTACCTTCTTGATAGGAATTAAATAATCTTTTTTGATTATCCGTAAGGGGATCAATATCAATAAGGTAATCGGAACTTAGAGGTTTCTTCCTCTTCATCTGCTTTGCAGTGAGACCAACCCCGATAGGTTGCTCTGCAGACGATCTTTTTCTTCTTGCCATTAGATTTTGTTTACTTTAGAACCAGGCATTTTCGCTGCACGGTGCAGCACATCGTTCCATCCAGGATTCTTCTTCCTGAGTTTGTCCTTCCACTCACCCACTTCACCAGGTTGTGGGCAGGTAGAAGGATCAGACCAGTCTCGAATCCATTCTGGATTTTCCACTTTCCACTGGTCCCATTCGTTGACGCTCATCGTCACTTCTTTTTGTTCACCAGTTTCTTTGTGGACTACAGGATATGTTGCCAAAATTTTCACCTCCTAATGATATGAACTTATTTATTGTTTAAATGAGAAGATATTTTCATAATATGATTGGTAAAATCTTCCAAAGATAAATCCCACTTCATCACATTACAAATTTTACAGCAAGGGGTACAATTATCTTCTGTATAACCTTTAGTACTATCAATCCTATCAATTCCAGTATATAAAAAATCACCGCCAGTTTTTGATTGCGATTTTTTTACGGAAGATAATGAATCACCACAATAAGAACAAGATTTTACTACATTTTCTGTAAAAAAATTTACATCAATGTCAAAGTTTAATCCTCTTCTATTAGCAGAAGTTCTATATGTGGAGTATAGGTCGTTTTTTGCGGCTTCACCATAAGATAATTTCCAAGGCATATTTTTTGCCCCTTTTGATTTCCAAGTAGATACATCTCTTTGAGAACATCCACAAGAATATCTTCTTCTTATGTTAAAACTATACATTTCTTTAGTCCCACCACATATAGAACATTTTACTTTCCCTTTAACATGATGACCTGGACCTTTTGCTGGTATTACATCCAATACGGTAAAGTTGCCTATGACATCTCCAACACTAATAGATGATTTTCTTCCCATAGTAGTAATGTATCCAACTACTTATATTTATAATATGGATACATTACAGAACCCATTGATTTTCTACTCCCCCAAGTGCTTCTGTACAGATAGGAAATTGCTCGGCAAAGATTTTTTTACATTCTTTAGCAATATCCATATGCTCTTTTTGCGTTCCATTTTTTTCTCGGAGTGCAATATATGTGATCCAAGACCTGCAACTACCCGCCATATAAAGACGAGTAGGAGTCGCCAGAGGAAGCACAAAGCGAGCAGACTCTTTTGCTACTCCGTGAGCAAGAAGTTCCTTGTAGAGGCGCATACCCTCCGCAAAATGGTCTTGAATCTTACTTTGTAGCGTCAGTTTTTCATATTCGCCAATATCATCAATAGAGTTTTGACGATTCTTGGTATCCTGACGACGAAGATCGGGAACGGGAATATACTCTGAAATCAGTGAAGTATCAGCATAGCGTTGTGAGAACTCTTGATATGTGAAACTACGGTGACGCAAAATTTGAGCTGCGATACCACGATTGGTTTCAATCTCAAGAGTCATAAAACTCTGCTCAAACACAGACCAATGGTTGTGCTTGATGCAATAAGCAAGCAACTTGGAATAGTTTTCGTTGTCTTGATTTGCAGGATTACTGACTCTTGCTACATACGCCATTGTCTTTTCGGCGTCTGGAGTTACACTAACCAGTTTTACAGTCATTTACCAAATCCTTTTGATGTTTTCTTTTCTAAGTCTGCGAGTTGTTCTTTCAACTCACGAAGTTGCACTTTCATCTCACGAATCTTTTCATCGGTATAGAGATGGTCTTGCTTGATGAGACGCTCAAGCAACTTTACAAGTTTTTTAGATCTACTAGTCATTAATCTGCATATCCATCATCATCGTCAAAAATTTCATCGTAGTCTTGTAGACCTACTTTTACTTCCTCATAGTTGAGATAACTCTGAGTATCAGAGTATACTTCAGCTTTGAGAGAATCTACAAGTAATTCAAGATTACGGACGATGAGTTTAAGTTTTTCTTTGTCCATAAGATAGGGTTCTCTCAACTCATTTTACACAAAAAAAGGGAGGTCGTCAAGACCTCCCCATCTTATTACTCACTCAGCATATTTCTACATACCCGTTTACAAGTTTGTTGGTCATCATCACATTCTATTAGACAGTTAAAATAATCATTGACTAACTCCATTTCATCATTACAACGGTCAACTGTTTGCTCAAAGTGTCGCCATTCTGCAAGTTGATTGTAAGAGACAAGGTTGTGCATAATGTCCTCCACGCACAAGGATAATCATAACAAATAATTTTCGCTCATTTGTATGACCTCATTATTCTACCATATGTATATTAGATATGTTACTTAGGATACAAAAATTTATGCCTATTAGAGAAACTTATAGACATAAAAAAAGAGGGAGAGTCAATCTCCCTCAAACTTAAACATTTTTTCAAACCACTCATCTAGATGAATAGTATAACAGGACCAATAATTACAACCCCTGTATGTTAGTTGATAGCAAGCAGGAGGTCTATTGTCCTTATCCATATCATCATAATGATATTTGTAGTTGTCCATTATTTGTCCAACCACTGAACATACATTGATAAAAATACGGTTGTTAAAGCAATCGCAGCAGTAGTTGATACCATGAACTGTACCATTACCTTGCTCCTACTAATTGTGCTAGTTGGGCTTGATGACGACGCTCTTCTTTTTGTTTTTGCTCTTTAATGATTTGCAAGAAGTTTAGTTTCTTCATTTGTGCCCCTCCTTTACATACTTAACACCACGATAGGTTTCGTTGTATTGTTGGGGTTGTTGCATCATCTGTTGTTGATATGCGATACGCTTTTCGGTATCGTATTCAGCACCACGATAAACTACTTTCGACATTGGTTTTCTCCTAAAGAAATGAGATGGTTAGTCCCGTTCCTTCAGTCGGCTTTTGCGTCTATGAAACAACCTTTCTTTGTGACTTGTTCAATTTCTAATATGAGACCAATTTTTTCATGGTCAGTGACGAAGTTACTAGCATTAACTCTACTAATGAGAAGTTGTGCCTGTAAGCAAGATAAAAAGAGTTGCTCCATAGATGAACGATCCGTTCCGAGTCGGCTTACTTGCGTCCTATTCAGTTTTTAGCACCTTTGAACAACATCCTTTCGGAGTTCTAATAGCAATCGGTCTTCTCTTCTTTGGTCTACTACATCGTCGTTTTTAACGATGTCCATTAGTTCCCACGCTGCGTCACAACTTATAGTCACAGGATATGGATTCTGTATAAGTCGTGGCGTTGAAACAGAAAGAAGTGGAACCCATGCTAAAAGCAAAAGTGCTTTAGTCATAGGATGAACGTTAGGGGATTATTATACCCCTATTCATCCTATATAGGTCTTATATGTGTGAAAACAGTAACATAAGATACTAAATGGTATCTATATTATACTAAAAAGCGTGAAGATTTGTGAAAACCCTCACGCAAGAAAATTTTGCCGGAAAAATTATTAGCGATATTGGAAACTACTTTCGCTTTTTCTTTTCAGGCACATTATAACCCCATGACTTTGGATTGACTGTACCTTGAGTCCAATCCATTCGTCTTACATCACGATACTTATCCCAATAGTGGTCAAAGATATCAGAGCGAAGACCTTGAACTACATCAAACTTTTCTTCATCATTATCACCATAAGATACTAGATAAGAATCTCTTGGAAGACTCTTATCGTCAGCAAAAGAAGGATCACAATTTATGTGAATAATATTGATACCCTTTCCCATATCAAGAACGATTGCCCCACTGAATATCGGGGAATGCTTCAGCAACATCATCCTGAGTAAGATTGTATTTGTCGGTTAGTTTTTTATCTTTTACAAGACAAATAATCTCTGCTTCAAGTGGGTGTAAACCTTGGAGAAGATTGATAAACATACTTTCTCTACGAATGCTGTTCATACTATCATTACCACCTTTCACAAAGAAATAAAAGTTCTTCGCCTCTTTACGAATAGTAGTTCTAGCCTGCTGATCAGTCACTCCCATTGAGAATGAACCAGTCTCATACATTCTACGTGTCTCTTGACTGATTTTGGTAGAAAGTGTACCAGAGTTTACAGTTTGTTCATCATAAGAGGAATATGGAACTTCCCCTGGTGGAAGAACACTTACAACACTCTCATCAAAGTTCCAAATGAGGATGATCTTAAGAGACATATCCTCATATTTTTTCAGAACTTCGACTTTTTTTGCTTTGGTTTTTTGTTTCGATACTAGATCAAGAACCTCAAAAACCAGTGGATTATTAGGGAGTTCTAGTGAGGTAGAAACCTTAACAGTCCTTGGTTTTGTATTGGTAGTGTTACTCGTCGTCTTCTTCGTCGTTGATTTCGTAGTCATGATAGTTTTCAAAGTTAAATGCAATCACCTCATCTGGAATCAGGTTACCCTGGTTATCGAACATTTCGGGGTGAGGTCTTGGAATCTCCCGATAGTTCATCATATATTCTCTTGCTACCCAACCACCTATAAGTCCCACAATAAGAAACAATACGGTCATGAATGAACCAAAAACTAGACTAACTGCTAACATTTCTTTTGCCTCGGGAAACTACTATTCTTTTCCTTGACTTAAAGGAAAATTCAAAATAGATGGTAACTTCCCGATTCAGAAAGCAAACCATCTTTTCGAAGATGATATGGAATGGTTGCGTTTGCTTTCTCTTACCTCCATTAAGCAGTAAATCAACGCCACGGTTTACGTGACTCTTGTTTTTATTTATGTTATGACTTGATGACTTGTTGTTCTTTGAGGAATCTGATTGTGTCAACGGAACCTCCTAGCTTTTTATCATCACAAATAACCTGAGGGAAGGTAGAACCTTCACCAAATTCAGAATAGAATTCTTCTCTAGTAAAGTCCTCACTAAGAGTATACACGACAAACTGAGTGTTTGTCAACTCTAAGACTTTTTTTACTTTGTCGCAATATGGACAACCTTCTTTTGAGTAAACTGTAAAATTCATTTTTAGTCGAAAAAGAAAATGTGAAAGAGTCGTGAATCTTCTTTGGTTTGACCAAAGTATTTTGATGCTGCGTGAATATTTTGAGCGTCAAAGATGAATAGTCTATTGAAGACATTACCAATAGAGTCAACTAACTCAAACTTGGTTTCATCGTAAAAACCACCAGCAAATACATCATCCGTAAAGTTGGGGTCACCAGTTCTCCTAGCACCATTCTTACTAGCGTAAAGAGAAGTTCCTGTACAATAAGGAGCATCTGGGTTGAGATATATCATAGCAGCCCAGGTTTGACCATCGTGATGATAGACAAGGGCATCTTGTGAGGTACAGTATTGAAAACGACCACACATTCCATGAGACTCCCATTCACGGATTTTGATACCCATGATTTTTTCAAATGCTTCTTTTGTTCCAGGAACGAAGTATTGTTCTTTTGAACGACTTCCTTTGAAATAATTTAAATCTTCAGAAAACTCTTGCTGAAGAGCAAATTCTCTTACAGCATATGGGTTAGCATAAAAATTATCAACAACCCATATAGTTTTCTGCGACTGTCTATTTATTGATGAGACTGGAAGGTATTTCATATCAATTGCATAAGTTTTCACATACGATTTGATGAAGCGATTTTCCATAATCACCGGTATCTATATAATAGTTACTATTGACAAGGAAGTGATATGTGGGAAAAGGATTAACTCTGCTCGGATCAATCAATCTTTCCGTCTGCATCTTCATCATCTGATAATCACCTAAAGTTCTGTAGCACTCAGATAATCCCACAAGATGTTCATTTCTTGGTGGACACCATTCTTCTGCACGAATATAGCAGTCAATTGCTTTTTCAAAATTATTGCAAGTTCGATTCAAGTCTCCCATAGCACATAAAGTAAAATATGCCATCTCATCAATACCAGTTACATATCCAAGTTGATGATAATTAAATCGATAATTCAGATACTCTTCATAATAAAATAAAGCACGACGTGCCATCTCCTGATTATGCGTTTCACCTAAAGGATAAGTACCATAAGCAGCATCATTATAACTTTTAGCAATATACCAGAAGTGATAAACATCCTCTAGCATTGTGTTGTTGGAAATGTGTTGGTTCTCAAGTTCAACAGCATCAGTAAAGAACTTAGTTGGATTTACCCAAGTCCGACCATCGTTAATAATGATGTGTCTAAATCCTCTTGCCAGACTTATTCTTGGAAACTCTTCTCCCGTTGGAACACATCCAGGTTTCAGAATACACTCGTGCCTCTTGTCGTGCCTAAACCTCCAGGGAATTTTTGTATTCCATAGACGGCAACGATACCAAATACAATTATCAGACTGTGCCGTAACATCCCAGGCATCAATTGAAGTATCTTCTAAAACACTCCAATCAAAGTCATCATCAACGTGTAGTTGTTCATCAGCATCAATTCTGAATAACCAGTCACAACCGTGGTCAGTCTCTGTACATTTCTGAACCAAGTCATCACTATTCCAACCAGGATAGTGCCATTCTACATTGTAGGTAAATCCAGGAATACCTTTTTGTTGAAAAAAGTCTTCAACCATCTGTTGAGTGCGGTCGTTACCATTACACTGGATAATCCAATAGTCAATGTGCTTATAACAAGAATTAAGCATTCTCTCAACGACGTGCTCCTCATTTCCAAGCATTACATTGAGACATAGTTTAGTTTTCTTCATGGCGTTAAAATAGAATCAGATAGTCCAAGTTTCTTCAGTTTTTTAGCAGTCTTGATGATGGTTTCATCAATCGTCAGATATTCATAAGTAGCAGTTCTTCCAGTGAATACTGTGTTCTTTTCTGCCTGCATCAGAGGTTCATACAGTCTGAACTGACTGAGATACTCACCAAATATCATTGGATAATATGGATTGTTCACACCATCAACGTGAGGAACAGGATACTCTCTTGTGACAATTGTTGTTTCTACATCCTGTTTATACCAGTAGGAATGGTCAATTGCACGGTTCCATCCATTCTCTTTATTACATTCATTCAGTTGAATATAAAGAGTTTTAGGGCAATAGACGTGTTCAAAATTCAAAGAGCGATAAGTTAATTCGCCAAACTGATAATCAAAGTAATTATCAACCTTACCAGTATAAACCAACAGGTCACACTTGTCTTTCAGTTTTCTCCACTCATCTCTGGGTGTATCCAAATGAACGGGGATACCATCCAGAATGTTTTCAAACATCCGAACAAATCCATACTTAGGAAGACCCTGATACTTGTTATTCACAAAGTAAGTTTCTTCACCAGGATTTCTTACTGCTAGTCGTGCAAGAATACTCTGAGGAAGTTCCTCAAAGGGAGTATTCCACATCTTTTCAGAATAATCCCTGAAGACTAAATCAATAATTTCTTCATCAGAAAGTCGTCGTCCAATAATTCTATCAGACGTATCATTATAAGGAATGGGGATTTTACCCAGTTTAGTATTTGCCCAGACCTTGACTGAGAAATCATTAAACTCCGAAAACTGATGCAACCAGTTCCAGACTTTCTCACTATTAGTATGAATTGCGTGTGGACCATGTGCATGGACAATACAACGGGTCTTTTCATCAATATAGTCGTAGCAATTACCAGAAATATAAGATCTAGTTTCAAATACTTCTACATCCCACCCATTATCTTTTAAAATTCTAGCGGCAGTTGAACCTGCTGTTCCTGCGCCGATTACATATGCAAGTGCCATAAAAATTAAATTGCAAGAATTCCAGGGAAACGTTCTTCATCCTTAATTGCTGTCAACCAAGCAGTGACAACAGGAATATGTGGTGCCATTTCCCAAGTATTTAACCGATACGTTTGAAAGCGAATATCATAGTTTCTAATGAAGTTTGCTAGCTGTTTGTTGGTATAATACCAGAAACTATGTTCATTCCAGAAGCTAACGTGAGTTGGGTCTTGGAATGCACCCCTACCATCAGTAGAAGGAACCTCAATCATTGCCCAACCACCGTGTGCAAGGACCCGATGAATTTCTCTCATTGACTTAACAGGGTCTCTCAGGTGCTCTAGAACATGACTTGCATTCAAAACACCAACACTATTATCAGGAAGTGGGATGCCATCATTCAGGTCACAAGTAATATCAGCACCCTCCTGGTCAATGGTTACATAACCAGGACGAGGATAAAGTCCACCACCAATATCAACTTTCAGAAGTCCACGGTCTTCTGCATCTTTCTCTGCAAGTTGATATCCATACTCATAATAAAGGTCTACGGTCTTAGTTTGAATTTGAGCATTTCTTTCTAGGTAAGTATTGTCACCATAAACCCTATAGATGTAAAGAGGTTTTTGAATATGATACATCTTCGTATTCAGATAGGTTCTTATCATCAACTCGTGGTCATCACATATACTTAATTGAACATTATGCCCACCGATTGATTGATAAACACTCCTTCTCCAAGATCTAACATGGTCAGGAGAATACCAGATGAATGATAATGCCTGACTAGTTGGACGCCAAGAGTTCATCACATAACGGTCTTTACCACGAAAATTGTAGAAGTAGTAAGACCAACCATGCTGCTCATTATAAGGAACAAAGTTATCATCATACACAGCAACATCACTGTACACAAAACCAACACTCTCGTCTTGGTATGCCTTGTTAAGTTCTTCCAGACAGTCTGGTGTGATCATATCATCATGGTCAACTTCCACAAGGACATCACCAGAACCAAGATGGAATGCCTTGCTCTTGTGAAACCCAACGTTAGGATTATTTTCATTACACTCGTAGATCTTTACCCTCCCATCATTCTCAATTTCTGGAGAGAGTTTGCTACGGTTAAACTTACCATTCAACCACAAAATCCACTCCCAGTTCTCATAAGTCTGAGCACACAGACTTTCGTAGAGTTCTTGAAGGTAGGGAGTGTTCTTGTGGGATGGCGAAATAATGCTGAACTTATAATCCATTCAAGTAAAGGTGATATAGAAGTATTATACCTTATGTAGTTGGTTCAGTCAAACTATTTTTTGAAATTTTTGAAACTACTTTTTTTAACTGATCATTCACTAGATATGGTAGTTCAGTTCCCCTCATGTTCTGAATATAAATTTTTCTACCATCAATATATTTTTTACCATTATCTGGTTTGTAAAGACCACCCACTAAAGTTATAGGTAGTTTTTCTATCTCACAATTAACCGCATCTAAATCACAATAAAAATTATCAAGTATACTAATATCAGTCAAACCATAATTTATGGTTGTGACATTCAACTTCTCACTTAACTTAAAAACATCATTATCAAAAAATATCATATTAATCTGGTTTAGTTGGCCAATTCTCGTGATTTAAATCATTAACCATTGGTTTTGGATCACTAATAATAACTGGGAGATCTCGCAATATCTGACGATATGTTGCCCACTCATCTTTCTTTTCTTCTGTTAGTGGGGAATCTGGAGATTGAGTCCAATCACATCTAGATAAAAGACTATCTCTTATATTTCTAAATTCTTTCCAGTAATTTCTTGCTGCTTCCAATGCCAATTCTTCTAAAATTTTTTTCTCCTCATTCTCTTTATTTAATGCCTCAAGTTCAGTATCAATTCTTTCCTTTTCATTATTAAAATCCAAAACTGCCTGTTCAAAAATACCCAACTCCTCAATTCTTTTATTGGGAGATCCATCAATATACTCAATCTCACCCCAGGTATCATACCATTGAACAGCATGAATATTTGACGGAATCCAAGAAAAATCCTGTTCAATATTACGATAAAACTCATTATCAATTCCAATTGTTTTATCACTTGGAATAAGTGTAATTCTCATTCTTCTTTACCTTCTTCTAAGATATTTATAGGTTGATTGAGTGGTGTAATTTGTGCAGGAATAATTTGTTGCTTAAGTGCTTCTTTATAAAGTTCTTGGTTTTGATAGTTTGCTCGCACAACTTCATTCCTAAAACTCTCTACTGCTGCTCCAGTCTGATTTGATTTTTGTGCTATTTCAACTGCCATAAAAGGCATCCAAGTTACTGCACACCCCCACTCATCAACTGGTTCTCCTGTGTTTGGATTAGTACCTCTCATCTGAGTGTACCATGAACACTTAAGACCAATGCAGTCTTTCTTAATAAGTGGACAAAAGTTTCCTGGTTTAATTTTAGCCATATCTAAAAATTATATTATATCAGTATTAGTCTTTAGAAGCAATAATTAAGTCAACATATTGGACAGCAAAGTCCATTGCTGTAACTGTAAAAGATGCTGAACCAGACCAAGATGGATTAGTAAATCCGTGTCCGTGAGAGTTTCCACCACCAGTTGATGTGGTATTTGGGCTGAGACCAACAATTGTACCACCACCGGCAAATCCTTGAGAACCACCTCCACCATTATCAAGCAAAAATTGCCCAGATGTTGATGAGTGGTTGTGGGATGGCATCTCTGAAGTGGTTAGTGTAGTATTACTTACAGAACCGCCAGAGTTAGATCCAGAAACCGAAACAGAACCAGATGGTGTCCTAGAAGCAAATACACTTGTAAATGCGGTCGTACCACCAGAACTTGCAGATCCACTTACTACTCTAAGTGCTTTATTATTATGAGTTGTTTGTTTGGTCCAACCAGTAGGTGCTGCTGTCTGTTGGAATAACATCAAAGTGCCTGATGCAAAAGTTATAGCGCCAGAAGTACCTTGAGATCCAACAGCACCCTGTGCACCTACAGCACCTTGAGCACCTGTAGATCCTTGAGCACCTTGAGTACCTGTAGATCCTTGAGCACCTTGAGCACCTATAGTACCTTGAGATCCTGATGTACCTGCGGTTCCTTGAGCACCTTGAGCACCTGTGGAACCTTGAGCACCTTGAGCACCTGTGGAACCTTGAGCACCTTGAGCACCTGTAGATCCTTGTGCTCCTACTGAACCTTGAGCACCAGTAGCACCTTGAGCACCAGTAGCACCTTGAGCACCTGTGGAACCTTGAGCACCAACTGTGCCTTGTACACCTGTAGATCCTTGAGCACCTACATCACCTTGAGCACCTTGAGCACCTACATCACCTTGAGCACCTGTGGAACCTTGAGATCCTGATGCACCTGCGGTTCCTTGAGCACCAGTAGCACCTTGAGCACCTTGAGCACCTATAGTACCTTGAGATCCTGATGTACCTGCGGTTCCTTGAGCACCTTGAGCACCTTGAGCACCTTGAGCACCTTGAGCACCTTGAGCACCTGTAGATCCTTGTGCTCCTACTGAACCTTGAGCACCAACTGTGCCTTGTACACCTGTAGATCCTTGTGCTCCTACTGAACCTTGAGCACCTTGAGCACCTTCAGCACCTGTAGATCCTTGAGCACCTTGATCCCCTACAGCACCTTGAGCACCTTGAGCACCTGTAGATCCTTGAGCACCTTGAGCACCTGTAGATCCTTGAGCACCTTGAGTTCCAGGTGTTCCCTGCCTAACCCAAGATGTTCCATTCCATATCCATCTGGAGTTACTAGATGTAAAAATATCATTTACTGATGGACTATCTGGAAAGTTTAGAGCCATTATCTAACCACTATATTCCTTTCAAGTTATTTATCTTTTCTTTGAATTCTTAAAGGATTATAACCAATATCATACATAAAGTCAAATAAAAAAAGAGAGTATAAAACTCTCCTTTTTTAACCACCAACTCACCTCTCCCACCACAGAGAGGGTCTTCATTCCCAAAGATACAAGGAATCTTGAAGACCTTAAAGAGAACGTACACCCATCATCAAAGATTAGTTAACCAAATGTTTTCAGCAAGTTTTGCTTCGCCAGTTATAATTGCAGATTCTAGATCTGAAATATCTTCTCCAGAATCTACAATTTCTTGGTCAGTAACAACAAGTTTAAGGTGTCCAACATTACGATCAATATTAGATTTTAAGTCTTTGGAGGGCGTTTCTCCACCATCTAATTTTTCAATAGCATCTTCAATCACCCAAACACTATCTTTAGCTACAGTAATTGTTTGCAAAATTTGTTCTTGAGTTCTTGCCATTTTTTAAGCTCCTATAAAGTTTTTTGAATCTTCAAAGACCTGATTATTTGCATTTATATTCAATTCAATATCTTCATAATCAATTGATTCAAGATCTCTCCAAAATTCAAGTCCTTTACATCTTGATAAGATTTCATCGGAAAGAATTTCTTTTGGAGATAAAGAAGTTTTTTTCAACTCCTTTCTAACATAATGCATATCACTTAAACCATAAGTAGAGGCATCATTTTCCTCATTAATGTTAATAAGATTATCAAATTCGTGTTCATAATATTCTTCATCAAGAAACTCATAAATTTTCTTCATTGTTTTTTCTGGAAAACTAACAAGATCATCATATTCAACAAAATGCAAATATTTTTCCTGCCCTTTCGTTAGTACATCACGAATTCCCAAATAACTTTGTCCAAGAATTCCAGATTCACTTACAAGAAATTCACAACGATTATCATCCGTTAATAAAATATTAGATTTAACTAACATATCATCAATAAAGTTTATTTTTCCATTTACTTCATATGGATTACGACGATGCATCGAAATAAAAGATGCTAAAATTTCATCAATGTTTCTAACAGGACAAATAATTTTTGGTGTAATTCCCAAGTAACCTTCAATGTAATGAATTCGATTTACCCAAGATCTATTCTTGTCAAAAATTACTGGTTTTTTTACATCAAAATAATATTGATGAATAATATTGGAAATAATCATTGATGCTTGTTCTGGTTTTGGATATGCCAAAAACAACTCGTCCTGAGACAATTGTTGTTCTAACATAATCATCAACCCAGTCACAGGAGAACTAGGACCAGAATAAAACCTTGGATTTTGATTTAAAATGCTAGATAAAATTGTACTTCCAGAGCGAGGAAGTCCCGCCATAAAATAATAAGTTTTTTGCACTGGTTCTACCATAGACTTAATTTACTGAGCATCAACGGATTTAACAATTTCATTAAAATCAAACAGTTCGGTTCCCTCTTCATAAGGATACTCAACTTCATTACCATCAAAGTCAAAATCAAAAAGATAACTCCCCGGTAATTTAAAATCATATGGAACTGTTGTGGAGATATTATCATGCAGATCATATCCAAATACTTTTGGACTAGTCCCATTCCAAAGAACTGTTGATTTTTTATTTAGTGCGGCAGCAGCATGTTGAACACAAGAATCAATTAAGATTCTTTTTTTAGCATGAAGAACAATACTAAAGTATTCCATCAAAGATAAAGATTTTTCTGGTGTTGCAAAAATGTGCTCGACACCTTCTAGTTTTGGCGAATTAACTTTTGTAAGTTGAATAATATGATATTCAGATTTATAATAATCTACAAGTTTTTCTGCAAGATCAAATGGCATATCTCTTGTCCAAGAATATGGTTTCGAATCAGTGGTCATAACTCCACCGTTAGTATGAATAATCATAACTGGTTTTTTTCGTTTCCAAACTTCTCTGGATATATTTTGTTGAAGTTTATTAAATCTTATTTCTGGTCTTTCTCTAGAATATTTAATACCATACATATCACACCAATTCTCAATTAAACGTTTACGTTTATGAATATGATTAGTTGTATAATATGGTTCATTATGAAATAGAATAGAATCTTTATCTTGAATATATTCTTGATAAAAATACTGCGTTGTTCCTATGGTATAAACTCTATGAACATAAGGAAGATTTATAAAAATATCTGCATATGCACAGACTATAACTAATTTACGATCTGGGTGATTTGCTTTAATTGCTTTTGCTACTGCGGTGGCCGCAATATGTTTTCCAATACCACCCTGCACATGAAAAATACTATATTTTGATTTCATAAATGAATGATTAACTTGAATGGGTCTACTTATAAAATATTATTATCAATTTATGGTGCATTATATTATATCATCTCTTTTTAAAACTGTCAATCCATTATTGTTTGTTTTATACTTATAAAATTTCCAGTGTGGATTCTTCATTACAAACTCAATAACCGCAGATAACAATCCTTTATCATCTTTTCCATCTTCTCCTTTAAGACCAAATGTATATGTGTCATGAAATACAATATATTTTTGTGCCTTGTTTCCGTGAAGATTTAATTCCCGTTTAAGTTGATCATATATGTGAAAAGTATCAATAAACAATAAATCAGTCTCTTCAATTTCTATATCGAGAACATCTGCTTGAATATATTCCGCAGATTTTCCTTGTCGTTTAGCAAGATCAAAAAGTTTTTGAACATTTGAATCTAATATGATATCAAAGGAAAAAAGTTTAGCATTAGTGTTTAAAAATGCTCTAGTACTAACTCCTGTTCTAACTCCCATTTCCACTACGGTCTTACATTCTTTTGCTAATTCATAAAGTTCATGAACATTTTCGTTGATATCACTTGGTATTTTCCTTGCTCTTTGATACTCTAAATCAAATACACCTGATTTTATATTTTTATCTTTACGTTGATGTTCATAAAGTTTTATCATATTGTGTGGGATTTCCCAATTTTTTCCATTGATAAAATGATCATATGATATCAAGTTTTTTGAATCTAATTCAATTCTTTTTGAAATATCACTGTCGGGGTCTTCAAACTTTGTAAGTGTTTCCGAAATAGTTCCTTTAATTTTATTTGAATTAATCGCGTAAATGTTTTTTGCATATTGTACAAAAAAATCATCACCATACCAAACTTGATATAGAGATGGTATAACTTTATATGATTCTCTTAACATAAACATACAGATTCCGAATGCCCACGACTGACCTCCAATAGGTTTTGTGGGATCATAATTTAATTTTACAATCTCTTCTTTTGTATCAATATAATCATCAATTTTATAATTATTTTGCCTTCCCTGTAAATTTACACCAATCAAATCTCCATTTGAAAGATTAAAATCAATAATCATATCAAATATTTCTGATGACACTTTAATATCATCATTTAATATTCCAATAATTTTAGATTTTGATCGAAAATATCCCTCATTCCAAGCAGGATTTACAAAAATATTTTTACCATATGAAATAATTTCAATTTTTGAGTGATTTAAAATCTCATAAGATGGTCTTTTTAATTTATTATTGTCAACGATAATAATTTTGTTAATTGAGTTATGACTTACATAAGTTTGCAAAGATTCTTCAAATTTATTTGCAAACCACATTGTTGGAATAATGAGATCGATCATAAATTATAACTCTTTTCAAAATTTCCTTTATATATTTTATTTCCAATATGTGATACTGTGTGTTTTGGATTTAACCAAATATCATATCCCAATTCCTTTATTTTTCTAGTTAATGCGACATCCTCTCCGATAAAACTTCCATTTTCAAAGGTATATTCACAAATATTTTTTAAAGGACTGTTACGAAATAGTAATTCTGTGTTTGTATTCCACAAATCAATAATAACCTTACGAGTCAATTTAAGAAATCCTGTCCCACATTTTTCAATTTTAATATATCCATCGGTATCTTTTTGAATGTCATTATTTAACCATACATTATATTTAATTTTTTTATCTTCCTTATTCACAACAGGTATTGTTATAACATCCTTTTCAGATTGAATAATTTCAATTAATGCTTTTTCATCCCAATATTCATCATCATCAATAAACACCATTACATCATAATTATCAGTATAAGATAATTTAAATAACTCATTTCTAGCCATTGGAAGAATACTTTCATTAGCTAAAAAAACACATCTAATATCTAAGTCATTTTTGATTCCTAATTTAATAGATTCACATAAACTGTGAACAAAATAAGCATCAACTTTTTGATCAAGGCATGGTGTAGCAATTAAAACTTTTTTCATATATTCTCACGTATCATACAGTATGTATGAGACTATTATATCACGAATTTTCCAATATATCCAATCTTGATTTTAATACATCAACTTCCTCTGATAATTCCTTCACTGCATTTACAAGAACTGGAATCATATGATCTGATGTCAGTTTGAGATGCTCTGGATCATTTGAGTCTACAATAACAGGATTTTCTCCTTCTGCTTCAAGGACATTCTGGGCACTGAATCCATACCTACGCTTTCCTTCTATGTCCTTTAATTCATCAGTATCACGGTCCTTAAAGGCATATTCAATTGGAGTAATATTATGAAGGAAACCTCTACCATGAGGAACAGGTCCAAAAATGCACTTGTCACGGCAATCAGAAACTGCTGTCCAAGCAACCTGGATAAGAGCACATGCATGACTGTTGTTACCCATAATGATGTAATTGGATTCTGTTGTAACATTACAAAGTCCTGTAGAACCCGTTCCAGCATTTTGTCCGAAGAAAAGATTATTAGTTCCAGTGGTGTTGCAGTAACCAGCATTACGTCCAATAAAGGTGTTGTTGCATCCACTGGTGTTGCAGATACCAGTATAAGCTCCAATGAAGATGTTAAAGGTTCCACTGGTGTTGCGGAATCCAGCACATTGTCCAATGAAGTTGTTAAAGGCTCCAGTGGTGTTGCATTGACCGGCACTAAATCCAATAAAGTTGTTATTGGATCCAGTGGTGTTGCTGAAACCAGCACATCGTCCAGCAAAGAAGTTAAAGGATCCACCGGTGTTGCAGTAACCAGCACTAAATCCAATAAAGTTGTTATTGGATCCAGTGGTGTTGCCGAAACCAGCATAAGCTCCAATGAAGGTGTTATTGGATCCAGTGGTGTTGTTGGATCCAGCAAGTCGTCCAATGAAGTTGTTGCAGGTTCCAATGGTGTTGGATTGACCAGCATTAGATCCAAAGAAGTTGTTGTTGGCTCCACTGGTGTTGCATCGACCAGCAAATCGTCCAAAGAAGTTGTTGTAGGATCCACTGGTGTTGCTGAAACCAGCACATTGTCCAGCAAAGAAGTTATGAGTTCCACTGGTGTTGCATCGACCAGCATTAGATCCAAAGAAGTTGTTGTTGGCTCCACCGATGTTGGATTGACCAGTATAAGCTCCAATGAAGTTGTTATTGGATCCAGTGGTGTTGCTGAAACCAGCACATCGTCCAATGAAGTTGTTGCAGGTTCCAGTGGTGTTGCTATAACCAGCACTAAATCCAATGAAGTTGTTGTTAGTTCCAGTGCTGTTGTATCGACCAGCATAATTTCCAATGAAGTTGTTGTAGTTTCCAATGGTGTTGCGGAATCCAGCAAATCGTCCAAAGAAGTTGTTGTTAGTTCCAGTGCTGTTGCATCGACCAGCACATTGTCCAATGAAGTTGTTGAAGGATCCAGTGGTGTTACAGGCACCAGCACCTTGTCCAATAAAGTTGTTATTGGATCCAGTGGTGTTACAGGCACCAGCACATTGTCCAGCAAAGAAGTTAAAGGATCCACTGGTGTTGGATTGACCAGCACAATAACCAGCAAAGAAATTATTGAGTCCAGTGCCACCAGTTCCTGCTTCTGAACTGTAAATGGTCCCACAAGAACCACTTAAAATGAATTCTCCACCGCCACCGACGCCCCCTCCTGCAGGTCCTTGAGCACCTTGAGCACCAGTAGCACCAGCGGTTCCTTGAGCACCTTGAGCACCAGATCCAGTGGCACCTTGAGCACCTGTAGATCCTTGAGCACCTGTAGATCCTTGAGCACCTTGAGTACCTGTAGATCCTTGAGCACCTGTAGATCCTTGAGCACCTTGAGCACCTTGAGCACCTTGAGCACCAGATCCACTGCCACCCTCTCCTGCAGGTCCTTGAGCACCTTGAGCACCAG